AAGCCTTTGAGTATTGTTAGTATTATCTCTATAAACAATATCTCCAACTGATGTGAGTACACTAGAAGCAGGTGCAGGTGTCAAAAGACCCCAATAAGAAGAACCTGATGCTGGAGTTTGACCAGTAAAAGCATTGGATTGGGTAGAGATCCAAGACGCACTATTAAAGGTAACGATCTCATTATGGAGATACGAAGCCGTATTGTTATAAGCACCACGGAAATTAAGACCGCGTGCCATGAGTTCAAAACTAGCAGAAGCGCCAGGCTCACTAGTATTAGTAGCGGGTACATCTGTCACTACGACATATGTAGTACCGTCATAGTGAACAACATCGTCCACTTCATATGCTGTAGAAGTTGTCCAAAGACCCTTCCATTGAAACTTGAGTTTACCCAGATCGATTTGTGCCATAATTATGCAGTAAGAATAAGATGTCCGTTAGAATTAAATTCAATTTTTGGTTGCCCAACATTGGGACCAGACGTATGAAGTAAGTCGTTTGCTCCAATGTACCACTGATTACCATCTTTGTATTGGTAATCTTTTACTTCGTAAGTTGTGGTATCCGTAGGGCTGCTGTAGTACAACTCAAGATTAGATGTTGCATTACGCTTGTAACCATAGAAAATTGTTTTACCAGCAAAAGTGGCAGAAATAGTAGCGCTGGCTGCAGCATTGGTAGCGCTTGTACTTGCTGCGGAAACAGAAGCCGCCGCTGCATTTTGAGAGGCCAACGAAGCCGCTGCTGAAGTCGCTGCAGCTGCAGCACTGTTTGACAAACTTGTAGCACTTGTTGATGCTTGACTAGCACTAGCTGCCGCTGCTGTAGCACTATTAGTTGCACTTGCCGTAGCAGTAGCTACTGCTGCAGCTATCTGTGCTTGGTTTGAAACAAGTAGACCATCTACATACTCCTTTGTACTTGCGTCGTTAGTTGCTGTAGGCGTTGCTAAGTTTACAATTTTCTGGTTGCCCATATCGAGCTGACCAGTCATTGTACCACCTAAGGTACTTAATGCGTTGTTATCGGTTTCTTGTGAAACATATAACGCTTGGTCAAAGTTGGCATTTAGATCTTCTGCTTTAATAGCTGAACCAGCAAAGAATGTTGCGACGGTAGCATCGTTTGCAGTGTCTCGAAAGATAACAATGTTGTCACCATTTGCAGGTGCTGTAGTAAAGGCAACTGTGGTTGCGTTTGCAAATGTAAATGCTGTTGTAGCAGCGCCATTTAGAGAGGCTTTAACGTCCTCTTGGCTAATATATTCAAATGTAAATGAATAGTTCGTGGTCGAACCATTCCCTGTATATGTATTTTGTGTAGTTGCCATTAGTAATTAGTTACGAATGTTTAGAATTGAATCATCAAAAGTCTCACCTGCTATATTAGCTTCTTCTGTTAGTTGCTTTTGAATTTGACGCAACTCAAGTGCAGCATACATATCTGCATCCATATCTGCATAAGCAAACTCTTCTGCAGCACGTCTAGCTTCAGACAACCTAGCATGTAAATCATGCCATTTCTTCAAAGATACTTCATCTGCTTTATAACCTTGGTTACGTAGCTCACGTAGCTCTTCAATACTCTTCCAGTCACCTGCATCACGCATGATTTCTTGGATAGCTTCTTTAAAGAATCCACGATCACCCATTAAACGAAATAGTTCAGAACGTTCAGGAGCAAGTAGCTTAACACCATCCTTAGATCTAAAGCTAGTGTTTACATCAAACTCCATCTCTTGTAAGAATTTTTCTTCAGGTGTTTGTTCTGGATGAATTTTAATAGGACTATAAGCATTCCATACACGTTGCAAGAAACTATAACCATTAGGCTTCTCGCCAGTTACTGGGCTATAAACATAAGGTTGTCTATTGGAAGGGTCTAGTTCACCGATAAACCTATTACGGTTTTCAAGTTGTGACATAAAATCATTCTCAACTTCTACCAATCCTTGACTTAAAATACGACTCCATTCACCACGTTGTGAAGCAAGAGGACCAAGACTATTAACAAAGCCAGCAGACCAACGTGCCATTGCACCTTCGTTTTGACTAAGCATATCTAACAAAGGTTTGATAGTAGATAAACCTGTACGATCAGTAACAGCAGCACCAAAGACAAAACCTAGTTTAGAAAGAAAATGTTCTACTTTAGCTTCACCAAGCATATCAAAGTTATCAGCAACATTAGCTGTAAGTGCTAACCAATCAGCAATTGGACCTAAAGCTTCGTATGAATAAAACTTACCATCAAGACCTTTAATACTACGTTTCTGCCAATTAGAGTTTTTAACACGAGACATTTGAGTCTCTTTATCGTAAAGACCATCACCAGTAATACGATCGTTCACAATAAGACCAACAGCACCTGTCACTGCTAATGCACCAATAGCTTTACGACCACGTGTCATGTACTTAAGATCAGCGATTTTATTTTGCTTGGCAATAGTATCCATACTTTTAATATCGATATTGCGTGCTTTAAGTAATTGATCAATACGTTCTTCGTTACCAAGTAGGTCGTCTAATTTGGTATAAGCTAGTTCATTTACATCACGTTGAAATGGAGTCCAAGGACCGTATTTACCCATCATATCAATCATGTTCATACCAGTTGTGGGGAACATAAGGAATGGACGCAAACCAGGTAGTGTTTTGATAAGATCACCAACACCTTCTGCTAATGGTGTGTCTAGGTTAAGAGCCATTTCACTGTTAGCATATTTAACAGCTTCATCTTTTAACAAACCATTATCACCAAACATTTGCTTATAATATTTATCAGCAATAGGTTTGACATTTTCTTTAGTTATTGGTTTACCAGATGCTACAAGTTCATCCATAGCACGGAATCTAGATTCAGCAGCTGCATTAAATACACCAGTAAAGCCATCCAATGCTGTCATAGCATTAGGACCAAATCTTAGTACAGGATCTTTACCAAGATCGTTTAGCATTTCAATTTGATTTACAATGTACTGTAAACCGTCATTACCATCAGCAGCCTGTGCACGTGCTGCTTGTTTAAGAAAATCTAACTCACGTTCTGATTGTAGTAACAAATCAGTACGAGTAACAGAACGAATTGAATCTGGTTCACGAGAAGCTTTTAAGAAAACATCACCAGCATAAGGTAATGCTTTTTTCATAGTTTCTCCAACAGAACTATAAGCAATCCAACCACGTTGCATAGCCTTCAAACCTTTACCAGATAATGCTGCACCAGCAAAATAAGAAATAGGTTGACTAATAATACCACCAAAGTTACCAGCAAGTGCTTGGATAGGTGTTTTAAATGCAGATAGAATGTTGTTATAAACATTAGACCATACACCAGCAATTAGTTTATTCTCTATTTCAGGGTTAAGGTTAATAATAGCCTTACCTAGATCAGTAGTCATCCCAGCGATGTAGCTATTCATCTTAGTGATAGTATCAATACTACCATCAGTAAGTTCATAAGCCATCAAGAATTGTTCCATTAGCCGTGGTTGATTAGCTGCAATCTGTCGCATTGTATCACCAAACCTTTGAGAATCTTCAAAGATACGCTTAGCAGTTTCACCAGCTCCAAGTGCAGTAGCTTCGTTATATCCTTCGATGTTCTTAAATCCATTCCGTACTTGTTGGATAAGATTCATCTTACGGTTTTTGTAGTACTTAGCAGAAGCAGATAATTGAGTGACATATTGCATCATATCAATAATCTTTTCTTGTGCTACTTCTACAGCTGCTGTACCGTCCATCAACCGTGCACCTTCAGAAAGGTCTGAGATGCGTCCAGAAAGGCTTCCAGCAAGGATAGATTGTGCCCTTGCTACATCCATACTGGTAAGGTCACTTCCGAAGCCTCTGAGGGCTTTAGCAGCCATAGCAAAACCACCTTCTGCAAGAATCTCTTTACCGTCATCAGTACGAGTAATAAAGGGTTCTAATACTTTTCTTACATCAGCCTTACTCATACGTGGATCAAATAATTGAATCGCAAGGTTTTCACCTTCATCAATTACCTCATCAAAGGTAACCTTCCAGCCGTTACCTTCCATACCAATACGACCAGCTTGATGTAGTTGATCAGCAAGACCAAGCACAACATCCTGTGCATTATCGCCATTGGTTAGGCTATACTTTAATGCTGGTTCAGAGATTACATTACCAAGTCTACCGTAAACAGTATCTAGGTTTTTAGCAACACGGACTGCATCTACACTAGCACCAACAACACCAAAGTCATCAACAGTACGAATACCAACTTCAGTGTAATCATACATATCATGTACACCTTTGATTGGTTGATCCATAGAAGGATTCATAGAATATCCATACATCCCCACTTCATCAAGAGCTTCCTCTTGTTTAATGGCAGAACGTGTTACAGCATCTTCTGGAGTTTCACGGAGTAAGTTATTATCAGTATAAGTTTTAATAATTTTTTGTTGCTGCTCTTCTGAAAGCTCTGAAAAGGGTGTGCGGGTACGTATTGTTTCTGCTCTAAATTTTTCATCTAAAGTTTCACCTTGATCCCAAATACGTTTAGCTTTAGAATAGTCAGAATTTTCAGGTTGTGCTGAATTAAGCCATTGTCTTGCTTGAGGTGTTTCACCAACAAGTGTATCAGATTTACGTAAAGCACCGCTAGTACCAACAAGAGCATTAACAAATCTAACACTACCAACTGCTAAGTCAGTAACAAAACCAAGCCCAATATCTTCACGGATGTTCTTCTGACGTTTCATGTCAGGAGTATCACTACCCAAAGTAGCCATGCTATCAGGAATAAAATCAAACGTTTTAGGGAACGCTTTCTTTAAAGTACCTGTAGCATTGTCTTCTTCGTATTCACTGCTGACAGCACCTACAGTAAGGCCAGCCAAAGCTTCTACACCACGTTCACCCATAAACTGGACAAACTTATTCTGACCAATTGACCAGCCCACACGTGTGTTAGCAGCAGTACCAGCAGATTTACCACCGGCACCTAATAGAAGAGTAGGTGTAACAACAGAAGATATTTGTCTTATTGCTTGTGCTGTTTCGTTTTCAAATTTAGTAAGTTTAGGTATATTAACACCAGGAAGTACATTAAGAATGTCTACACCAAAGTCAAGTAAACTTGTAGGTACAGCTGCAGCAAGTTCAGCAGAATATCTTGGGTCGTCAACAAAACCAGGTAGTTCAGCATCAGTACCTGTAGCCATTTGCCTGCGGTTCCATTCACCACGACTCATTCCTTGGGCTTCGTAAAAAGAAAAGTCTTTTGTTTTATCGAATGGTTCTGGAGGTGCCGTAGCTGCCTCGGGTTGTGGAGCGGGTTCAGGCTGTTCTCCCGTAGGAGTAGAGGTTTCATCTAGTTGAGTATCTTCAAGCTCTGCAGCCTCTTGGGCAAGCTGCAAATCAGCATTGAATTCTGGTGTCAAACCAGTCTCATCTGGATCCTCCCTAAACATCTCGTTAGGATCGTATTCCATAGTTTAATTAAATAGTGACTTTAATGTCGCAATATCTTGTGGTGTAATAGGACGCATTAAACCACCTAAATGTAAATGTGTTTCATGGTTTGGATCACCATCACCAGGGCCAATAATTTCTTCAAATAGACCCATGCTTCTAATAGCATCTTTAAGTTGTTTGGTTTTTTCAATGGAAGCATTGTATTCACCAGTTTGGTGTGTAACATCAAAAGCTTCCCCATAACCATGATAACTATTACCAGCGTGTACAGGAGCAGTACCGCCGAAAGCAGGGTGTTCTGCTACTTTAAAACCAAGACCAACCAAAGCTTCACCAGTTTTAACGTATTCTTGAGGGTTGTCGCTGTACATCATTGCACCAGTGAAAGACCTTCTAAACATAGAGCCAGGTCGCATTGCACCAGGTCTTTGGAAAGTACGTGTATCACCAGACGTTAGAGACAATCCTTGCTCTAATGCACGTCTTTTAGCCGCTTCTCGTGTCTTTGCATCATAAATGATACTACGAAATTCAGGGCTTACTTGTGCATTTAAATCTTTTGTTATTTGTGGTGGGTCTAAAGGAGGGAGATCCAAAGCTTCAAGTTGTGCATTAATAATTGTAAAAGGGTCTGGAGCACCACGAAAACCAGCAATTGCTGCAACATCACGAGGAATAGTAAAACCAGGTTTACCATAACCATTCATAATAGCTACTGCTTCTTCTTTAGTGATAATGCTTTCAGGTGTTCGTAAAACAACAGGCAGTGTTTTGTCTTTAATGTTAGCTAAAAGTTCGTTATATCTACGGTTTGCTTTTTCTAGTGCTGGTAAGTTATCTGTGTTAAGATTAGGAAAGGTTGCACTACCTCCAGCTTGATTAGGTTTACGATACCACAAATTTTCTGGATCACGTGCACCAGCTTTTACCTCTTCAGCTAATTGCTGACCAATTGTAGTAGCTGCAGTATTAAAGTCCATACCACCCGCTACAGCTTGGTCAACACGTTTACGGTATTCAGCTCGCATACGACCTTGTAAAAACAGACTAGCAGGTGTATTAGGTTTGTTTGAACCGAAAGTTGTTACACCATTAGCGATTGTTTTAAAGGAATCAGATTGATCTTTAAAGACACCCTTAGTGTATTTTTGATCTTGTGCTGCTTTACGTGTTGCTAAAGCTCTTCCGGCAGTTGGATCAATACCCATTAAAGCATCAACAGCTTCGTCTGTAATAAAACCATCAGGAATAGCTTCATACCGTTCAATTCTTTTAGCTTTTGCTAATGCTTCATGAGTATAGCTATTTGCATATTGTTGAATTACTTGTGGTACTCTACCATGCGTTTCTCTAAAGAATTCAATAGCAGCTTCAGCGTTGGCTTTACTACCATCTTCAGTTAAAGCTGCTAAGAATTTTTTTGTATCTTCTTTATAACTTAAATCATCAGCTTGAATCTGAGCAGTACGATATTGTGTATCACCACGCTCTCGTGCCATTTTAATAGCACCCATTCTGCCAGGGTTACTAACAGCAAAAGGTTGTCCTTGGTTTACAGTGGCATTAGCGACCTGATCAAGGGTAAATAAATACTCACCATTAAGACCTCTTTGAAGTGCTAAATTTTGCAGCCATTCATAACCTTTCTCATAATCACCGTTATTATTTCTTACAATTGTATTAAAAGAAGAAACAATATTTTGATTAAATGCAGTAGGGTTTTGAGTTAGGATTGTAGTAGCATTATCTACAGCAATCCCTTGCTCCATCTTTAACTGACGGTTCTGAGCTTTTGTTAAAATACCTTGGTTAACACCTTGAAGGGCTGTCAAACCATCACGCAGCATTTCAGGTTTATACCTTAAAACTCCAGTATTTGCAAAAAACTCTCTTTGGAAATTAGTAACAAAAGCAGCGGTTTGAGCAGAGTCTAAATCACCAGCATCTAACAAAGCTTTGTTTAGTTGCTGTGGGTAAATATTAGTTAAAATATAATTAACCCTAGCTTGGTCTAATTTATAACGACCATTGCTATCTAAAGACCTAGCTTTAGAAACAGCTACTGGATTAGCACCTCTAGCATTCAGTACATCCAGTTCACTTTGACGTACTTCTTCTGTAGCTGCTAGCTCATACTCACCCAAGACTTGTCTGATTACTTCGTCTTCATTAGGATTAATTAAAAACTCATTGATTGCTTGTTGAGCAAGTTCATCCGACTTTGCTTCTGCTATTTCTTCAAATTTTTTATTTGCTGTTTCACTTAAAGTAGCGACACTCTCAAAAATTTTAGATTGTGCTGCTTGGTTTGACTCAAGCTGAGATTTAGCAGTTTGTGCATCAAGCTGAGTTTGCCGTATTTCAGTGTTTAAATTCCGTGTTTGAATCTGAAAATTTCTTTCACGTGCAGTTTTTTCATACTGTTGGTTTGCCGTCATTTGTGCGCTGATGCGTTGACGTTCCTTAATATCAGCGTCAGCAGCTTCACGCATACCGTCTACAACACGATTACTATTTTCACGCATACGTGAGATAGCAGCATCACTTACTTGTTGTGCGGAGAAACCTTTAGACTTGGCAGCTCCCCTATATTGTACTTGTTTTGCCATGGTTATTTAAAACCCTCCGTAGTTTGCGTTTAAGTTAAAGCCGCTTGAAGAGCTAATACCTAAATTAGTTCCACCAAAACTACCACCAGTGCTTCCTATTCGGGGGCTTTGGTAATTACTTTGACTTCCAATACCACCTGCAATGTCTGTTGCAGCTGACATTAAGCCAGTAAATAATGGAGCACTAACACTCTGTCTGGTAGGTGCTTGTACAGCGCCAGCGATTGATTCCATAGGTTCAATGAAAATACGTTCGGGTGCTTGTTGAGGCTTAAGTACTTTAGGTGGTCTTTCTGGTTTAATCATCATCTGTGCTCTAGCATTTACATCAGCAGCATAACGTTGTAAACCAATCTGTCTTAAGTTACGTTGTGATTGCTCTACAGAACTAGATAAACTAGCATCCATAATAGCTGCGTTACGACCTAACGCTGCAATACTAGATTGCAATGCTTTGGTACGTGAATTACCAGCTTGACCTAATGCAGCTCTACCCTCGCTCTGTAATTGATCAACAAGAATACCTTGACGACTAAAAGCATTTTCAGTATAAAGATCATTTAATGCTGATTGTTCAGATTCATACGCTTGATATGCTGCAATATTATTATATGCAAGACGGCTTGTAGTATTTTCAACAGACTTAGAGTATTCTTTTATCGCAGCTAAATACTTATATTCTTGAATCTCAGTTTGGTATCTCCAGTTTCTTAGAGCAGTCTCATACTCATATTGTCTCTGATTTTGGTAGTTTTGTATATCAACCGCAAAGGCTTTTTTGTTATATTCATTAGTTTTTTTAGCAGCCTTTTCAGCAGCGTCCTTCTGATCTTCGTAAGCTTCTTCAGCTTGTCTGTTTTGCTTATCAGCTTGAGATGCACCGAAGATACCACCAATAACAGAGGTAGCTGCGCCAATAATAGCACCGGCTCCAATGACAATGTTCATCTCCAATCCAGACTCAGCTAGCTGCTCACCCAGAAGATCATAATTCTTGTTAATCATTAAGTCCTCCTATAGAAACGTGGGGAATAGTTGCCTTCCCACATCATTGACACCAACGATACAGGGTATGGGTAATTGCTTGTCACTTTAAGTTCAAAATTAGTATTACGTTGGTGGATTGGTATGGTGAATTGATGCTCTGCTGTTACAGGACTACTGTCTGCTGCATAAACATTAGCATCAGTTACATATTCTACATCGCTCCATTCATCAGAACCATTAGCTTTTACTTTAAATAAAATTGGACCTGTTCTGCCGACAGAAAATGTAACTCTAGATATAGTTAATGTAGCCGTATAATCTGATGTTTTAGGATCACGTTTATAATAAAATTTAGGTAGGGTTGTTTCAAAATTGTAACCATAACCTACAACTATACCATCAGCATAGCTTGTATAATCACCTTTTACTTCAAAGTAACGGTAACCTGTACCAATTTCAGTACGTTCAATAGCAGCTAAATAGAAACCAGCGTCTGCATCAACAGCTGCAGCTGTACCGACATCTGCTTCTGGTGTACAAAGAAGCATGATAGCTTCCTTTTGGTGAAATGGAGTATAGGGTACATAGATTTTAGTAACCCTATTGGTTGAATCGTATACCACCGCGTTGATGTTGGAGACCGGCTTTACGGGCCTTGTAACCATGTCTAGGCATGTACTACCATTAATGTCAGTAGCACCCACTACAGAGCTTCCTGAGGAGATCTCATCAAGAATGATATTACCTAGTGTGTATTCATTTTCGTGTTGAGATACAATAATTACAGAGTCATTAACAATATCTGCAGTTTGAATGATACCTGGTAATTCCCATTTAGTCCATGCTTGAAACAAGTCTTCCTTACCATTATTATAATAACGATAAATATAAAGGAATGATGAATCCCTATCTATCAGCATAACAACAGAGTTAGGGGGACTTGCAGTTAGACCATCAATAGTATCGGGAATATACTCTAGTACTGCTTTGCTGATGTCTACAACAAGAGGTGTCTGTTCTACATCACGTAGAGACATTGTAAATAGTTTGCTATAACCAGGGACACGACTAACAAATGCAGAGGTAGTACCAATGTCTACAGGTGCAACATCAGTTGCCATCTCGTAGTTAGCAAGTGTGCGGATCACAGCAGTAGTAGGTGTAAGAACATTACCATCAGTTGCATAGAGTTGAAACTGCTGACGTGCGCTAAACAAGAGTAGTCCTTGTGGCGATGGTAATACTTCAGACAATGTAACAGGACGTACACTAGATACATTTAGATCTACAGGGTCAGAATCAATCTGTGTTAGTGCTGACTTGACAAAGAAATTATAAGAGTCATTAGCAACGCTAAGAACTACATTATCCTCAGACAATACACCAAAACGGTTACTGTAGAAAAAAGATGCGGTAATTTTTGAGCCAATGAAGGACGGAATAGGGCTGGTTACATCATCACCAGAAAGCCTATTTTTATAAGTAATGGGTCCAAATGTAAACGTAGTAGCACCTGTGTTAGCCAACTCATGTGGCATGGTTGTGTTATCTAGACCAGGCGATGCATTACGTGCTACGGTCTCTTTCCAATAACCGCGTCCTCTGTTTAAAGTAGTGTTGTAAGCAACAAACTTAACATGGTAGTCATCTTCAGCACTATCACTATTTAAAACCCTTACGTTATGATCAGTAAAAGATTCAAGTGGTAGTTTAGATACCTCAGTTACATCATCTTCAAACACTTCAATTGCAGTGTTATTAAGACCACCTCTAGCATCAATGTCAAAGGCTACAGGAGTACCAGTAACTGCACTGTAATCAGTTACAACCCCATTAGTACCCGTACCACGCTTGATAACAATACTGTTATTGTATCCTTCTAAATACCAGATACCATCAAAATCTGCATTAGATGCTGTATGTTGTGCTTCAATAGTAGCTTTAATACTATCAATTAAATGATGGTTAGCATTGATACCAGAAGCATCGTACAACAACATGTCATCAAATGTTGTATTGTTTTGAGCAGTTGCTGTTGCTTCGACACCTTGAATAGTAACAGTATATTCAAATGTTTCGACAAGTGTAAGCAGTTTAAGAGTAGCAACTGAATTAGCAACAAACGTACCAGCTGCTTGCATAGTAGTAACAACAGTCTTGTTTGTAATGGTTGTCGTATCTTGTATGCTACGAAAATGATAATCATTTTGAGCAGTACCTGTTAGATATGAAGCACCATTATTAGTTACAGTACAAAACGTACCATCAGCAGCAGTCCATACATAAATGTTTGCGCCTTTAATGGCACCAACGTAAGACCCGGCTGAATCACGTTCAATAAAGAACCAGGCAGCCCCGTCTAATTCAGTCTTAGTAAATGCAGTGCCATTAGCCTTTTTCAATACATTAATATGTTTCATCCCCGGTCTTTTTAAGAGACCATATGTAGCATCTGGGTAACCGTTAATGCATTCAGTTACTTGTCCTAATATTTTTTTGTCATCATTTTGTCGTGAGACACCACCAAGAAAATTTGGTACTAATTGGGTTACTGCTGGCATTAGCGTTGTAAAGTATGGAACGGTTGGTAGCTTTGATAGAAATTACCACCTTTAGGACTACCAAAGAAAGTATAATCTCCCTGGCTACATTCGTATTCTAAAGCTGTAGATTTAGCAAAAGCTTCTTTTTGCTGTAACATTTGATATTGATTAGTATCACCAATAATTCTGCTAGACACAATTGAAGATGCTCTTGCGATGATAAATGATTGAATTATAGCAGGAATACTAGGCCAATCAAAGTACCAAATAACATCTACGTATAAGAGATCATCAGTCCACACAAATGAATGAGAAATTTTATCGTAAAGTTTACCTTCACGATTAATACTATTTCTATTTAAATTTTGTGAGTAAGATGAATTCAAATCAATTTGAAGCATATTGTTAGGAATAATTACTTCATTAAATGCGTCTGGTTTAATTGGATAGTCTGTTTCTTTATTAAAAGTCCATCCTTCTGATTGTACTTCACGAGACACTTCTCTTAAGGTGTTGAGTGCAATCGCAACGTCCGGGTTGGTTTGTGATTCAACTCTACTTGTAGCAACAGACTGTGTTAAAATCTGACTGGGTACAGTCTGAGAAATATTAACAGTATAATTATATGTAACAGGGCTGGTAGCTGGTGATGCTTGTACACCTGCAACGGCAATAGATGTATTAATAATTACATTTGGACCACCAATAAAGGTGCCGACTGGTATGTTAGCTGTAGTAGTAGTTAGAGTAGTGCCGGAAATAGAACCAGTAAAACGTGAAACTTCATTTAGTACGAAAGTTTTATCAGTTGTCAATGAAGTGACAGGAGCCTGACCAACTGACGCCAGGATCTGATTAACAGCTTGTAGCTCAGTGTTGGAGCCAGTAGTAGGAAAAGGCATAGTTTGATAATGAGTATTATTCTCAATAAAGAATTAAAAAAAAGGAGCCTCCGAAGAGACTCCCAGTATAATATAAATTAGAATGCGGAAGGCTTCGTAGCAGTACCGGCAAACAGTTCAACAGCAGCAGCTGGATTCAGATAATCGGCACCCATAGCTAAGCGCCCCAAGATTACATCGCCCTGGTAAATCACGGATACATCTCCACTGGTTACTTGAACCTGAGGAGCAATCGCTTCGACACAACCAGCAGCTTCACGCTGGAAGATCAAACCACAGCTATTAGCAAATTCGGTTTCTTCACCGTACTCATTGTTGATACCGGTGACATCAGCAGCAGCATCTTCAACAGCTTCGGATACGAACGAACCGGTGTTACCAGGATCGGTAACGCCAGGGTTAGTAGCAGAACCAGTACCGTACTTAGTACCATACTGAGAGAAGAAAGGAATATTCATGGACTTGTAGATCTTGATACCAGCGATCTCCACGATTCCGTCGCCACCTTGCAGTGCGGAACCTTGAACGTCGCGGTTGATCAGACCATTAGAACCAACAGCTTGGATCAGTGCATAGTACTGACGGGGGTTCAGGACACCCACACGTCCGTCCTGGCTGACTCCCTTTTCATCCAATGCAGCGGCAGCATCATAGAATGCATTTACCAAAGCAGTAGAAGAATAAGCATCAGATGCGTTAGCAGTAGTACCAACACGAACCTGAGTACCACCGGGTTCTACATAGTTAGTAGCAGTGATAGGAGAAGCAGCACGTGCACCACGAGTGATAGCACGGAAGATCAAGCGGTCATATTTTTCTGCCAAGGCGTAGCCGATTTTACGGCTGATCTCCGAGCGCAGATCGTAATGAGAAAGAGTCTCATCAAGGTCATAAACGAATGCTGAACTGATCAGCAAATCATCAACCGTGATGGTCTTCTCAGCCACGGGAGGTGCACTGTTGGTATCACCCAAAATGCTATTTCCAGGCGTATGAAATTCACTTTTGGTGCGCCCGGTGTAAATAAATTGTAAAGATTTGCCGTTCTTAAGTGTACGCTTCATCACAAGATCGCGGGCGATCGTGTTACGTTGGAAGCCTTTGAACATTTCTCCACTGAACAGTTTCAGATAGAGAGCGCGGGTATCACCCGACAAGTTAGCCTGACCCAGCTGAGTTAGCTGAGCAGGGTTAGTAGAAGATTGAAAAGCCATTTAAAAAAGAGAGTAATAAGATATAGACTCTCAAAGATCTTTGAGTTATTTAATTTGTATTGTGGTCTATCCCACCGTCTAGACGGCAAAGGGTATCCTCGTAAGGGCCTATGCCAATAGTGATGAGGGGAATTGCACCCCTCTTTAAGATCTATCTCACTTGGTGTACTTGACACCGCGATAGCAATAAGTCTTGCTTTGCACAGTAACCTCCTAAGAAGCTCCACAAGCCCCGTTCCATGCTTATGGTGTCATGCGTCCCGAAGGATGAACGGACGTGCTTCTAGCCGACTGTAGGTGCCACCAGGGCAACAGGTGTAGAACTAGATGATGCAAGATCAAGTGGGAAGTTGTGAGCGTTGCGCTCGTGCATCACTTCCATGCCGAGACCGGCACGGTTCAAGATGTCAGCCCAAGTGTTCAGGACGTGACCATCAGAAGACTGGATGGACTGGTTAAAGTTAAAACCATTCAGGTTAAATGCCATAGTGCTGACGCCAAGAGCAGCAAACCAAATACCCACCACAGGCCAAGCAGCCAAAAAGAAATGAAGACTACGGCTATTATTGAACGACGCATATTGAAAAATGAGACGACCAAAGTAACCATGTGCTGCAACAATATTATAAGTCTCTTCCTCTTGACCGAACTTGTAACCATAGTTCTGACTAATATCTTCAGACGTTTCACGTACAAGGGAAGACGTGACCAAAGATCCGTGCATAGCTGAGAACAAGCTACCACCAAATACACCAGCAACTCCCAACATGTGGAAGGGATGCATGAGGATGTTGTGCTCGGCTTGGAAAACGAACATATAATTAAAAGTACCGGAAATGCCAAGAGGCATAGCATCTGAAAAAGAACCTTGTCCAAAGGGATAAACAAGGAAGACAGCCGATGCCGCTGCCACGGGTGCGGAGTATGCAACAAAGATCCAAGGCCTCATTCCAAGCCGATAACTAAGTTCCCACTCTCGTCCCATGTAACTGTAGATACCAATAAGGAAGTGGAAGACGACAAGTTGGAAAGGTCCACCGTTATAGAGCCACTCATCAAGACTTGCAGCTTCCCAGATGGGGTAGAAATGTAGACCGATGGCGTTTGAAGATGGGACGACTGCCCCTGAGATGATGTTGTTTCCATACATGAGAGAGCCAGCAACGGGCTCACGGATTCCGTCGATGTCAACGGGTGGGGCTGCAATGAATGCAACGATGAAGCAAGCTGTGGCAGCGAGTAGTGTTGGAATCATAAGCACTCCAAACCAACCAACATACAGTCGGTTGTTAGTACTGGTTACCCAGTCACAGAAGTTGTTCCAAATATTCTTTTGTTGTTGTAGCGCAATTGTAGACGTAGCCATTTAAATAATAGTGCATGTTTATGAAGCGATTAAGCATCGCCAATGAAGCGATTAAGTAAGACCAATTTAAAGACTTGGCAGTCTAGAGCTAGGGGAGGAATTGCACCTCCCTTATTCTATTTAGCTATTAGAAGTTGTACTTGACTCCGAGCTTAGTGCCGTAATCATTTACATCATCAAAGGTAGCAGCCACTTCACCATATACGGAGAGGCGCTCTGTTGCTTGAACTGAACCGCCAAGCTTACCAGTCAGTTTAGTTTCTTCTTCACCACCATCAGGTGCAAAGATAGAAGGACCAGCTTGTACATAATAAGAAGCTACATCATTTCCTGATTCATAACCCAGATGAAAATCTGTGACATGACCATTAAAATTAGAGCCACTAAAGCCAGCGTTGTTCTCAACGTTCACGTAGGGACTAGCGATTGCAGGAGTAGCAAGGAAAGCTACGGCAGGGAGGATAGCAAAAAATTTCATTGTAGTTTAGTTAAAAAAGAATAAGTGTGTTTTGTACGATTACCATGAATACCCCAGCCTAACCAGTAGTATGCAGCATTCATGTAATAAGTAACAGTTTGATGATTAGTTTGAAAAGCATAAAGATCTTTTCTAAACCGCATCTCCTTTATCAGGTAATCAGTTTGACATTTTAGACCACTAGGATCTTCGTTGCGTTCGGTACAGTGGCTGCCAAGACCCTTGTACCGCTCAATAGATGTCCATTGAATTAAACCATATCCACCACGAAGGCAGCGATCGTAAGGAACGATAGAACCACCCTCACATACGTTAGATTTAAAGTTAGACTCTTGCTGGATGTTACCCATAATGACCGCCAGTGCTGTACGGTCTGTCACATCAGCAGAAGTCTGTAGTTGTTCTAGAACGTACTGCTGAGGCGCAGTACATTGTGGGCATTCAATCATTTTTTCTTAGCAGTTTTAGCAGCTTGTTTGAAGTTGGCAGCAGTAGGAGCACCTTTGCTCCCTGGCTTACGCATCTTTTCACCTGAGCCTTTTGCGATACGCATTTTCTTTGCGTGGATGTTAGCGTAGAGACCTCGTTTAGCCATTAGGATTTACCACATTTCCATTTACGTAATGCAAGAGCCTTCCGTGTGGGACGACCCTTGCTGTCTTTCATTGGACCTTTGACACCACCCATCCTAGCACAGAAAGACTTCTTACGCTTTCCGCCACCGGGTTGTGGAGCCTTTAGATTAGAACCAGTTTCCCGGTTATACTTATCACGACCAGCTTTAGTAAGACCACCAGATCGTGATTTGTGTGTACCGATCTTTAGGCTGACGTTCTTAGCCATTACTTTTTAGTACCCTTCTTAGGTGGCCTACCTTTCTGTGATCCGTAAGTTCCTTTACCTTGTGGCATTACCATACTCCAGGAATAATTTGACCAGTTAATGCATACGCACCAAGTGCAGCCATCACACCTAGCATAGCTAGGCGGCCGTTTAGCATTTCAGCTTTTTCGTTATGAGTCACAGTGTAATCTTTATCAGTGTACATGGTGGGTTCTTTAGCAAAAAGGTTTTGTTGTCCGCGATCGTTGGTGGTAATAGTCATTAGAATTCGATGTCAGAGTTTTGAAGTTTACGGATAACGTCATCCCTAAAAGCAGGATCACGATCATAACGTGGATCATTCATAGCTTGTACAAGTTCCTGTTGACTACGGAACTGAACATCTTGCTGAGGAGCTGAACGCTGACCAGTCAATAGCTGACCATCATTACCAACAGCATCGTTATATTTACTATTCAAAGCTTGTACAGCAAAGAAGATAGCATTGGGATCACCTTTACCCATAACAGAATCGTACATCTGCACTTCTTCTTGAGTAAAGTTTGTGCCTGCCCAATCAATCATTGCTTTGTAAGCCTTCTCACCACCAACCATTTCAAACAATTGGTTAGCTTGATCTTCACTTAACTGTTCACCAGCTCCTTCTTCTGATGCTTCTTGTTCGTTGGACGGTTGTTCCTCTTGCTCGGCTTCTTCACCAGCTTCAGGTTCATCAGTTGGTTGTCCAAGTTTTTTTTGTAGTTCAATATAAGCTTGTTCTAATGATGACTGGTCTTTAAATTTACCAGCCAACAGCGGTTGCTCTGCACCCTCAAGAGACTCAGCAACCTGCAAAGAGTCTTGCTCATCAGAATTCATGTCTGGCTGATCAGCAGGTGTATCATTCATCGTAAGTGTTTCAGGCATATTATTGTGGTGGGGTTGATTCTGGTGGTTGCTGTTGCATCATTTGCATTGCAGCTTGTTCACGTTTCTGCTCAATAGCAGCCATCTGTGGTTCTTGTTGTTGAGCAGCCATCATCTGTTGTTGTTCCATAGCTTGTTGCTGTTCACCCTGTTGTTCTTCCATACTCTTCACAAGGTTAAGTACGTCGATACCAGAGGCAGCTGCAAGACGTTTGATAACTTCATCAGTATTGATGAACTGACCAATAGCTTCAGGTCCAATAGTTTGTGCAATGATCTGTAGGAACTGACCAAGGCTTTCACGATCTTGACCACGACCTAGGGCATTGATACCAGCAACGATTGTTGGTTTTACAATACCACCTTTAGGTAAGCGTGGAATCTCGCCAGTCTTTTGTGCAACAGCAAGTTTACGGTTAAGGTAAGGTACAAGGAACTCAACAGTTAGCAGGCTAAATAATCCTCCAAGTTGTTGTTCAAGTTCTAGTTGTGTCATCCGAACCTCTTCCGCTGTTGTGCGTTCTGAGTCCCTAACGTTCATAATTAGGAATGCTTCACTTAGACGTTGAGTCAAAGAACCAATCATCTGATAAGCAGTTTGGAAGTCAGCTGTCTTACCAACTTGCACTACACCAATATCATCAGGTCGTCCCTGGATGATAGCACCATTGCCTGCCCTAGCAAGCGTTGATGGTTTGGTGGTGCTGCTTGGTGAGACAGTAAACACTACCTTAGCAGCTGCTGCGCTACCTTCAACGATGGCTTGTGACAGAGCTTCAAGTGACTTTAGATCACCAAGGAACTCTTCCACTCTACCACGTCCGTAGACCTCTCCGTCTACGTGGTTAAAGCGTAGCACAAGCCATGGGTTACTGTCAACAGGTGCTTTACCCATTGACTTGGTAAGGATCTGATCGTATACCTCTTGATGCCACACCCATCGATTATTGTCTAGCGTACAGTGTGTATAAATATCACATTCATCATTCTGTGATGTTGTGCTATCAGATACATCATTAGGTGTAGCTTCTTTATAATCGGGGTAAAATTTTTTAAGTAATTTTTTCGAGATTGTTTCTTTTGTTACAATTTCAATAACATTACCGTTACCATCTCTATCTACTACATATCGGTTTAAAGGATAGAGCTTAAGTCCATCCTTACCCATAAAGATAAGAGCATTACCAGCTACAACTAAATGCTTTAGTGCTTGGTGAACAACAACACGATCAGTAGAAGCTGCAATAGATTCCATGATGGTGC